GAACAAATGGATGAGGCAATGGCAGACTTTGAACCTGAGCAGTATGATAGTAATGAAGAGAGGCCAGCATGATTAAACATGGAACCGTCAGAGATGACGGTAAGGTGTTTTGGGGGTATCATAAACTTGCAAAAGATGGAGAAGAATGGTGTTCCCAATCGTCATTCATCAGACGCAAGTCAAAGTCTCGCGCAAGACAATGGATGAACCGTAGACGCAGAACGCACTGGCTCAACAAATATAAAGAGCATGAGGGATGTTTTCATTGCGGTTATGATGAGAATGGTGTCGCTTTACAGTTTCACCATTTAGATGAAAAAACACTAAACATATCTGACGCACGATCTACATCATTAAAAAAACTTTTTAATGAAATTAGAAAGTGCGTTGTTATGTGCGCTAATTGTCACGCAATAGAAACCACAAGACTTCAACAAGCGAGGGGTAAAATATGATTAGTTGGCACAACGCGCCTAACTATAAATACAACGGCTATAGATACGCGCCCGACATAATAGAATATGACGATGGCCTAAGAAAAGCCGTTCACGATGTTTATAAGATTGGCGGGGATGGCGAGGTTGATTTTACAATCGATGCCAGCCCATATCGATGGATAACATTTGATGAGTTCACATATAATGTGGACATGATGAGAGGAGACGTTTATGGGGAAGGTAATTAAGTGGTCGTCAATTTGGTGTTTTGGCCTATTGACTATGGTCGCAGGAATTGGCAGTGTAGAGAACCCTGATAACAATTTACTTATCGGGGCTTCGGTTACATATCTAGGATGCTTCATATTTGTTGTTGCTACAATTAATATGATTAGAACAGAAAGATAAGTTACCAGCGTGGGGTTTGGACAGGCATGTGATAGTCTGAATAGCCTTTAGGTTTCCTGCGCTGGAGTTCTCCTGAACCTAAAGGCACATCACACGTTGCGTACTTGGGGCGGTGGTCGAAAGGTTACACCGCCCCCTTTTTTATTTATAAATTTATACCCTAGTACAAATTCCTGTGGACTGCCCACCATAGGGAGACAACAGCCCTTGGGCAAGGCTACCTCAGTGCCGCTAACAAACGGAATGCGGCAGAAAGGCAAGTGATAACCATGCTTAAAATGGTATCAAAACAGCGTCAGCTTAGTGCTGACATTCCTGAGAGTGAGCAGATAGCTAACCTGTCCTCTCTAATAAAGAACCCACCTCAGAACTCTCGCGTGATTGAGATATCGCCGAAACTTGCTGAGTACGTTCTTGAAAACCTCAACATTGGCAACCGCACCAAGAAAGTAGACAAAATTAAAGTCTACGCCAATGACATGTTGAACGACAAATGGTCGCTCACTAACGCCACACTGGCCTTTGGGTCAGATGGCTACCTCAAGGATGGTCAGAACCGATTGAGCGCCTGTGTGAGGGCTGGTAGGCCGTTTAAGACACATGCAATCTTCGGCATTGAGCCAGAGAGTTTTATCCACATGGATGTGGGCGCCAACCGCACTCACAATGATGTGTTTACAATTATGGGTACACCATACCCATCTCTCACTGGCTCAGTGATAAGGCACATTGTTGCTTTCAAAAGCGGTAGAGCAAACACAAAAAGTGTTCGCATGACCAACGATGACTTGCGTACCTACTACAACGATGAAATCAATTCATCAATGTTGGAGTTGTCAATCAAGTTGTCAAAGATTACCAAGAAAAACACTTTGATACCAGTGCCGCCATTGGCAGCGCTGTTCTACATCGTGTCAGAAGACGGTAATCTGGAGAAGGCAAAGTCATTTCTAAATGACCTCGCCGCTGGTGTTGGCACAGTTCGTTCTCCTGTGCGTAAACTTCTCCATGCATTGACGGAAATCAGGGTTGCTAACCGGAACAAGGTAATGCCTGACACCATGTCAATTTTACTAGGCCGCACTTGGATCAACTACAAGGCTGGTAAACAAACCGTGAAAGCTGACCTGCAATTGAATAGTGCAAGTGTCATGCCAAATTTAATTGATTAAATAAAAAAGGGAGCAGGGCGAAAGCCCTGCTCCCTCAAGTGTCGGGAGGAACAACGTAAGATCGTTGCATTTGTTAAGCTAGACTATTCAATATAGTCAGTCAACATTAAAACACTCGACAGTAGCTGCCGCATATCCACACTTATCCAAGTAACTATCCCAGTGTTCTGGAGTTTCACAAAGACGCGCTGTCTTTACCATATCCATACACAATCCCACCTGATGAGGTTTCACCTCAATTCCAAGCACAACTGACCACAGCTTTGCTATTCTCGTAAAGTTTTCTATAGGCGGCCCATAGTGGTCACCCCTAGCGTCAATGATTTGCTTGGCTTCATCCAAAAGAATTTTTCCTTTTCTCTCTGTCATGTCACTTCCTTAAAATGGCACATCTTCAGATTTGTACGATGGTACAGATGGAAAGTTATCATTGTCATCACCCATCGAATATCTTGATGTAACAGGATTAAAAAATAAATCAGCAACCCCCTGCTTGCCTACCCAACTAAATCTACATTTCCAAATATGCACTTCACTTATTGCGTTGGCAATCGGGTCAGGCCTATGTACAGACAAACCTATGTCTGCCTTGGCAAACCATGCAGCGCTCCCCGATATATCATACCCTTTAGGCGGTGGAACTTTCCCATCTGTCCCGCGCATCATCTTTGTCGGATGAGCCACAAACCACAAGTGGATGCCGTGTGATTGAGAAAACACCCTTAGTTGTGTCAGCATCTCACTTATCCAGTCAGTCTCGCTTATGTCCCCATTCTTCTGGATATAATTATATGGGTCAATTACGGCGCCCCTGATGCCATGCCTCATCACAGCAACCTTCAACCTCTCCACAATGCCATCAATCGTGGCTAGTGAGCCATCGTTTTGATAGAGAAAGCTAAAGTGTTCACGGACAAAATCCTTCCCCCTTTCTAATTCTTCTGGCGTGAGCCGTGGAGTTACGCCAGTAAAAAAAGGCTTGGCAAAATGCTTGCTGATTAACTTTGCAATGTGAAGCCTTGGCTCATTCTCAAACGAGCAGATGGCAAAATTCCACCCCTTCTTCTCCGCTAAATTCACCATGATCTGATCTATAAACTCAGACTTTCCTGATGATGGGTGGCCTGTCACCACAGTCAACTGACCCTCAACGATTGTGTAATACTCATCCACATTTGAGTATCCAGTTGATGCGCCCTTACCCATCCCCTTCTCATAAATCTCATCTAATTCATCATAGAAATGTGATGCATCATAAAGACCAGCAACAGGCCAAGGCACGACTTCCTTCACGGATTTTTCCAGACCCTTCTTGCCGTGCTTTATCAGCACATCATTAGCGTCCTTGCAGTCGTCTGGGAACTGAATTTTCCAACACTTGTCTTTACCTATTCTTCTGGCAATTTCTTCCGCCATCGCTTGTCCAGCGCCATCTGAGTCGGTCGCAATTATTATTTTATGTGCTTTATCTATCTTCTTTTTTGCGTCCCAGAGGAACTTAAATTTATTATCTTCTTGTGGGTCAATCTTGCCATCCACAACCTTCATAACCGCGCCGTTTGGAACTGACACACAGCTTTCAAAGCCAGCCTCCATCATCGCGAGTACATCCATCTCACCTTCGCAAATAAACAAGTCATCACCAGACACAACGGAATCAAGGTTGAAAAAAGATGCAGGGGCGCCATTACAGGCAAAGCCCTTATCTGACAAAGATCGTATCTTTGCCGCATAAATTTGACCTTGATTTGTGTATGGAAAAACCACGCAATCTGTTTGTTTTTGCAGGGCGCCGATGTAATGAATGCCTGATTTTATTTTAGCTTTTTTGGCTGTGTCTTCGGATATGCCGCGCCCCTTCAGCCACTTGATTGTATTATCGTTTAACTCATCCCAATTATGTTGAACTGCCAATGACACTTTGTTGCTCCTCTTCACTGGCATAAATCTTTCCTCAAGTGCAACGACACCATTAGCACTGCAATGCCAGCAGTTGTATAAAATACCTTCATCACTCACCTTCAAAGAAAGTGTGCGTTCTTTTTTCTTTTTGCGTTCAGGTGAACATATCGGGCAGACAACTTTGTGTTGCCCCTCGCCCATGCGGAGCGCTGCTCCACGAATTAGGATATCATTTTTCATTGTTAATCTCCACGACACACTCACGATATGCCGAGCAGACAATGCTGTCAATATGGAATTTGCTTTAGTGAACTTTTAGGACGACATAGTGCTATGTACTATATAGTACATTTATGTAGTATATATATTATATATATTAAAATACTTAATTTGTACTATTGTACTATTTTTTATCTATAAGGTCTTTTAATTTTCTACCCTCATATCTTGCGATAGGTTCTTTAGCTTCAAGAATATAAATAAAATTATTTTTCATTTTGTGATGGTCAATATCTGCAAAATCGCAGACCGTGATAAAGTCATCAGAGTGAATCCAAACCTCAATGACATCTCTTTCTTTTGGCTCATTCAGGTAGGCATCTGAGATAGCTTGGGATAGCACCGCTCTCCAGAGGTGACACTCTGATAATTGTTCTTGGGTTTTCCCTATCAAGCCCCCAGTAAATATTCTTCTGTTTAACTTGCCTGTCATTTTTATAAATAACCCCCTGCATCAAGTCTAAAATAAGACTCTCGTCTAGGTCGGGCCTCCTTGAAGCGTAGTGTATTAACATTTCTACTTTTACATCCTCCTCAAACATATTTTCCATAGGCTGACACTGTTTTATAAATTCTGCGGCATACTTCCTAGCCTTGTCTGATTTAATTGAGGCTGGGCGCCCCTTAATTAAGACAATTTTACGGCTATTTGCCTTTGAGGCTGGTTCGCCAAATATTTGTAATATATGTTCTCTCATGCTCTATTTTCCCTATTGACTTCTATTAGCCCCACTGTTACATAGGCAGTGGAAGGAGACAACGAATGCAAATTACCAATAATTACAGCTTACCTCAATCTTTTGTTGATTTTGCCAGAAACGACAAATATAGCAAGGGTAAAGCTGATATCTCTGTAACTACACTTATTGATAGCCCAAGAGTTAGATTGCTGCGCGATCAATACAGTGAGCAGAGAACTGTAGATGTTGTTGATAACGTGTGGGCTTTATTCGGAACTGCTGTACATCATGTTTTAGAGAGTTCCAATCCATCTGAAGGCGTTGTAACTGAAGAGCGCCTATTCACGAAGATAAACGGATGGATTTTATCTGGCGCGGTTGATCATCAAAAAATTGAGGGGCAGACTGTAGAGATAACAGACTACAAAGTGACTAGCGTTTGGTCTGTGATACACGGCAAGATAGATTGGGAGCGCCAGTTGAACGTGTATGCTTACCTTGTACAAAAGAACAAGGGTAAGAAGGTAAAGAAGCTATCTATCTGCGCTATCCTTAGAGATTGGAATAGGCGTGATGCTCAAAACAAATCAAACTATCCGCAAGCACCTGTTGTCATAGTAGATGTTCCTATGTGGACTGAGATGGAGCGGATCGGGTACATCCACAAAAGAATCAAAGAACACCAAGCCGCACAAAATGTTTACGACATAGCCGATGGAGTGGACGATGCGTTTATCCAATGTTCTGATGAAGAAATATGGAAACGTAGTGACGCTTGGGCAGTAAAGAAAAAAGGATTGAAGAGAGCCATGCGTGTTTTCGATAACGAAGCAGAGGCTACAGATTTTTCTGTTGGGCAGTCAGCGCCCACAGAGATAGAATACCGAGCCGGAGAGGCGGTAAGGTGTAATGGCAACTACTGCGGTGTTGCTGATTTTTGTTCACAGTATGAAGGAATGATAATATGAGTAGTGTATGGGAGACTTTATCCAAGATCGATGTGTCTGAACACACCGAAGAAAAAAACGGCCTGACATATCTGAGTTGGGCATGGGCGTGGGGGATTGTGAAGAAGTATTATCCCAAGGCCACGTTCACAAAAAATTTGTACTCCAGTGCAAATAATGATTGCACCCTGCCTTACATGATTGACCCAGCAGGGTATGCGTTTGTGTCCGTCACTGTTGACATTGATGGTGAAACTCAAACAGAGATTTTGCCTGTTCTTGACTACGCAAACAAATCCGTATCTCAACCTAATAGCTTCCAAGTAAACACAGCGCTGCAAAGATGCCTGACTAAGTGTTTGGCCTTTCATGGGCTGGGTCACTACATCTACGCTGGTGAAGACTTGCCAGAGGGCGTGGAGCAAAAGGTAACTATCGAAAGTTCCAATGGAGAGAAGAAGGATGTTGAAGGTCTTTCCTTGGTTGCTGAGGTGTTTAATACATTCATCCCTGAGTGCAAAACCGTAGAGGAGTTGAGAGGGTTTTGGGGGATAAATAAACAAGCGATAGATATTCTAAAGAAAGGTGACAAGCCATTGTTTGACACCGTTCTAAAGAAGTTTACTGATCACAAAGAAAGCATTGAGCCGAAAGGAGAAGCGGCATGAGTAACGATTACCCACCATCAGGCGTTCTGTTTACCAACGAGAGGAAACAGACCCCTAAGCAGCCTGACTACACAGGCGATCTTGAACTGTCTGACGAGGTTATCAACGATCTTGTTGACCAGATGTCTCGCGGGAACGCAAAGCCAAAACTGAGGATTGCTGGATGGAAGAAGACCAGCAAGAAGACAGGCAAGGTCTTTGTTTCTTTAATTGGTAGTAAGTTTGAGGAGCGCCAACAGGCTCCGCAAGCCCAGTCCAATAACACACCACTCGCAGATGACATTCCGTTCTAAACGGATTAGGTCAAAAAAGTATCTGCAAACCTTGCGTGGCGCACCTTGCTTGGTTTGTGGGTATGGCGCAGAGGCACACCACATCATGTACGCAGAGCCTAACGCTATGGGTATGAAGGTGGGAGACAATTGGTGTGTTCCTCTGTGCCACTCTTGCCACATGAAGCTACATGCTTTTGGAGATGAAAGGACATGGTGGGATTTACAAGGCGCCGATCCAGTTGAGTGGGCGCGTAATAATTGGGAGAAATTCAATGGATGAAAGCCTGTGCATTGCTTACGATCTGAAACATCAGATAGAAAGTCTGCCAGATCATTTTAAGAAAGATACTAAGGTGGATCGTGTTGAAACAGAGCATGACATGCTTAGTAAAATATCAATCGTTATTCACGCTCTTGAGGCGTATCAAAGGGATATAAAATGAAAAACATATTAGACATGACAGTCGAAGAGTTTTCTGAGCATATAACAATGCTGAACGACAGGGTTCTTAACTTCAAGGATCACTTTAGTGTGACTGACAAAAGGCAAGACCCTAAAAGCACTAGGTCATATGCAAATGCTCAGAGAGGTAACTTTCAAGGCAAGGTTCAAAAAAACGCTAGGGAAATGTTGAAACAACTTAACATATCGGTTGATCGTTACGGCTATCCAATAAGGGGGAAGTATGATGGATGATGTAGATGTAAGGAGCGCCGCTGTTAACTTTGAGGCTGTAAAAACATCCATGTCTCAAAGCAAGCAAGGCACAATACTGCGCTTGGCGCTACACCCTAATGAGGTTCCACCTAGCCTACATACTGATTGGGTTGGCTCTCGTTATATGATTGCCATGGTTAAGTTGAGTGACGATGACAAGCCAGAAATATCTGATCAACAGCGAGAGACTGACAGGCTTATAGCCAGCGCTGGTATGCTTTGCAGAAACCCTGAGTTTGCTGACTTTCTACATGATCGTGGCTACATGGATGATAACGCCTACATTGAAAGCAATTACGATGGCAGGGAAAGTGTTGCTGTTGACAGTCTCAGGAAAACCTTAGACATAACCAGTAGGTCAGAATTAAAAACTAACTCCCAAGCTAGGGAGAAATTCAAATCTTTATCTGAGGAGTTTGTAAGATGGAAACAGGGACGCACACAATGAATAATGACTTTATCGACATCAAAGAGATAGCAGAGATGCTGTCAATCAAACCTAAGTCGGTTAATTACGTTATCCAAAGCAATAGTAACTTTCCTAATGCTTTAGTTTTATCCGCTCGTATGAAGCGGTGGAGAAGGCAAGAGGTTGAGGAGTGGATAGCTAACCAGTTTGAAAAAAAATAGTACGATGGTACAAATAAAGCGGCGCTCTAGGGCGCCGTTCTATATAGTAGACATTAAAGAATTTGCCCTAGTTACAATTTGTTTTATCTTTTCATTCATTCTTTCAATCAAAACCTTCTTCTGATCGTCAGGTATAGATTCGCTAGCCTGTACCTGCTTACGCTTCCTTATTAATTTATTCCTAGCATTATTCAATGCGTTTATAACTCCTGATATACGCAACTCTTCTTTGTATGCCAGAGCAACACTGTTTGCTCGTTCAGCATCGCCCTTCTTACGAGCGTCAATAAAATCTTTTCTTTTAAGAAGAACCCTGTCCCTTTTCTCAATAAACGAGTCTATGTTCTCTCTCTCAGAAACTGATCCGACAACCTGTCTCAGCGCTGGTGTAGCCCTTAGCATTTCCTCTTCAAAATCACCTTGCATGATTCGCGGGGCGGTAGAGTATCCAAACTCTGCTGTTCTCTGCACAAACCTACCAACTCCACCAGTGGCATAATCAAACCAGAACTCAAGCGTGTCTGGAGACACCTCAATAAACCCCGGTCTTACATCGGATGCATCGCCTAACCCAAATGGCTTGCGAATAAAATTAGCCAAGAAAATTGCTG